TTTGATGATCCGTAACGCCCTATTACACTAATAGTCATCTTTGGCGCATAATTTTTGCCTTTAATTGTTACCATGCTCTGTTATTTTTATGCTACTGTATCAACTGTAACCTCTCCTGTAAATACGCCACTAACGGAATAAGTTACATTCTCATTATTTGGTGCTGTAATTTCAACCGAAGTTAAAAGTGCAGTACCTGACCAAATTTTATCACCAGTTACATCAGTTGTAAAGGTTAATGTAATTTCCGTTCCATCCGCAAGTTTTGTAAATAATGCAGCTGCTGCGTTGTCATCTTCTGCGTAAAGTCCCTCGGTTGAAAAGGTAGCTGATTTTTGCCCTGGTGCTTGTTCAAGCCAACCGCCCCCATCTCCGGCGGTATCTTTATGCGATAATTCCCGCATAGCTGAACTAAACGAAATTGTGCAGCTCGTTGCATAACCGAGCGATACGCCATTATCAAAAAATCTCATATAGTGTCCGTTGACGACTCCTACTGTTGCCATAGTTTTATATTTTTATATTGTTAAATAATTATTCCTCTTCTTCCTTAAAATCATTATAGTATTCTTTAACTTCATTCCATTCTTCTTTATTTTCAATTTCAAGCATTGGATCACTTCCGCCAATTAATGCCAATTTCACTCCCGCTGCTTTATGTCGAAAATATGCTTTTTCTGTCATTGTTACTTTGCTTCCGGCACTATAGCCGTTAAAGTCCTCGTTTAGCTTTACCCTTACTGTCATAATTGAACATAATTTATAAATACCCTGTAATCTGTTTGTACCATAAATAATTCCGCCGTATCATCCGTATCGTAATTCTCCGTGTCAAATGTACTTAAATAAATGTATGAATCCGTAAAATTTAGTAACAAATAACGTATCTCATTTGCTACGGCTTTACAATTCATATAATTTAATCCGATACATTCAATTCTGTAAATTACTTCGTACCTTCCTTTTTTGTCTTTGTCATCCTGTACCGTTTCGCTGATGTTACGAATTAACACTCGTGGCGTTGCATTGCGTAACGTAATGCCCTGTGGAAATTTATTGAAATAAACATTATCAATATTATCCTTTAAAAATTCGTATATGCTTACGTCTGGTGTCATCGTTGCCTTTTTGCTACTGCCCTTACTGCTTTTTCATGTGCTTTTTTAGCACCCTTTTCAAGTTCATTTATTATTGCATACTTTGTTTGCTCGTACGATTTTTTTACAAATTCTGTACCTGGTACTTGTTTACCGTTTTTGGTTCTCCAACCAAACTCAATCAAATGTGCATGTGGCGCAGTTGTTCCTCTTGAAGCCTTATAATTTGGTCCTACATATACCCCAAATTTATCTTTGGAATATGTCATCATTTTAATTGACTTCGCAAGTGTGCCCTTACTGTATTTGCCATCTGCTGACCCTACGGCGTTAAATCTCATTGTAACTTCCAATGGTCTTGCGGCTGCTTTAAATATTGCACGTGTCTTTAAATCTGCATCAAATTGCTTTTTATACATCTTAATTTGACGTATAATTCCAACCATTTGCTGATCTACGGTCTGTTCCATTACACTACTCTTTTACATTTTATTTTTAAAAACCGCCGTCGCCCCATTGTTTCGTCAATGTTTATAATGTCGTATTCGTTGCTATCAATTACCAATTTATCTTGGTAACTTACCGCTTTATATCGTATTACAAACTCCCTTATTTGTATGTTTGTGTCCTTTTCCAAAAGTACGTCTTCATCCTGATCCCTGTTAACTTCATACGCCCATGCGTCTGTATCTGTTACCGTTATTTCTGTTGGTTCTCCCAAATCATTCTCCTCATCAATTGTTTCTTGACGTATCTTTATTTTTTTATCCATTGCACCTATGGCAATTTGCGCACGTAAATTCTTTGGATATATCAAAGTAATTCTATTTTATCAAGATCCAGTAATCTATTTACTTGCGGATATGTATTTGTTCGATAGCTATTCTCCCTATTTTCATACATTTCACCAATTAACAAATACGCTGCGTGTTTCATTAAAGGTGATATTAATGGATCACAATTACATGTAAATCTATATCTTATATCTCTTAAAAAATCAGTATTGTATAAACATTTGTAATTCCCGTAATCTTCAAGTTCGTAACTATCCAAAATCATTTCCGTCCAAACGCCGTCGGCAAACTCCTCGACGTTTGTAACTTCAATTACGTTCCTTGGTACATCAAATCTATAATTGTATGGCGTTCCAATTACCGTCATGTCGTAGCTTAATGCCGGAAAGCCTAAATAATTTTCAATGTATTGCGTCGCTGCTTTAATGTAACCTTTAATTAGCGTTTCGCTTTCATCATCGAAAATACGCAAATGGTCCTTTAGTTCGTCATCGTAACTAACGACCATGCATTTAGATTGTCCTGCAATATAGCTGTTCATATTTTAACGACTAATTTTTTTTGGATTAATTCATCTACCAACTCAACCGGTACATTTATAACATCCCCAACTTTACCGCTTATCCTGTATGCGTGAATCAATGATTTTTTTATCTGCACATCAACTCCAGAAACTGCCTTTCGTTCAACGTGTATTATTTCTTGTTTGTATTCTTCTATTGGTTTTCTTCGTCCTCTTGCCATGACTTTTTATTTTTTAAAAAGGTAGCCACTCAATCAAGAGCAGCTACCTATATTATTAATTATTAAAGTGCAGTCCAAGTAATATCGTCACCAAATGCAAACGCCTTCGGCTGCTTCAATTTTACATCCCAATAAGAGTTAATTATAATTCTTACTTGTCCGTATTCTGCTCGTACGTATGGATCAAGCACGATTTCTACACCGCCCCAATTAGCCAAAACAACATTTGAGAAGTCGCCAAATATTGCGGCAGTCTTATCTGTGTTGATGTTAGTCGGTACTAATGTAGATACAGCAACTGGATAACCGAACAAATCGTTTGTATTGTTCATCAAAAACTGTCCTGAACCTGCATCCAATTTTGTTTGCATCATTTCGCCTTTCAAAATTGGATTTACAAGAAAAGCCATTGTTTCGCTATTATAGTCGTCAAGAGCAATTGAAGTCATAAGATCAATCAATTTATCTCTTGAAACTGCACCGCCAAAGGTAACCTCGTTAACTCCTGTTGTGCCTAAAATACCGTCAATGTTTCCGGAATTTCCAACAATTGCAGCAGCATCAACTGCACGAGCTACAGCGTTTGAAAGTTCGCCTCTGATCCATGCTTCAACACTAAAGGACGCTTGTGTCATAAGCTGCTTTGATACTGTTGTAATCGCTGCAAGTCTATTAGGACGTAGTTCAACCAATCTTGTAGATGGATCAGTATTTGCTGCTTGGTCAGTTTCACCCTCCCATGTAGCCGTTGCAAGTCCGTCCGCTGCGGGTAAATCCAAATTACCTACCAAACCATTCAAGGTAGTTGCCCCAAGCGCAGACATTACCAAATTAGGTCTTAATGCCGGAATAATTGCGCTATCCAATTCAGTTGCTATTAAGTTTCCTGCTGTTGCTGCTGTTGCTGCATCCTGCGCTCTCAATTGAAATGACGGAAGTCCGTACCCCTGTAATGCTCTACCGGTAGCCATTGCCTCACGTACTGCCTCCTGGTGCATTTCACCCTCCGCACCATCCATTTGATCAGGTCTTACGCCATTGTTTAGATTTTTAAGAACTCTTAAAAGGCTGAATTTTTCAGATACCTTTTGTTCCTCTGATCTTTTTACGTTACCGGAATTTAGTTTGTTTTGTGCGATTCGCTTTCTTGCTTCGTCCTGCTTTCTAATGCTTTCAATCTTTGCAGTCAAATCATTGATTGACCTGTCAAGTGTATCAAATTCCTTTGATTCGTCGTCAGTCAATTCTCTTTGATCTGCATCTGCATTCGCCAACAATGCTTCTTGCTTTTCAACAAGAGCATCGTAATCTCTTTTTAATGTTTCTAAAGTCATATTTATATTTTTTAAATTAATAATTTCTTTTATCTAATAAACCCAAAAGATAATCACGCTTACGCCTTATTTCATTTAGCTTTCTGGTATAATCTTTTCTAAACCCTTCGCTTTTGTGTATTTCCTTAACCTGATTCATAAAATTATCCATGCTTTCCATGCTCTTTTTAATTGCATCAGGATTCGACGGAACATGTACTATGGACCATTCCGCAAGACGTTGACTGGTAAAATAATATGTTGTAGGATCTTCATCACGTTTTTCATCTCCCCAACGCCCCGCAATTGGCATAAATCCAACACTTGTGGCTCTCATCGTTCCGTAATCTACTTTTTTACGAATCTTCTCTGCAAGTGGATTAATATCTTCGGTTTCAAATTTACCAACTCCAATAAGTATACTGCCTTCTGCTCTTGCAGTTGCTGGTCCAAGTGCATTGTCTGGATTACTATCGGTTAAAAAACCTCCAGTTGTTTGGTGCTGGTAATAAAACGCACCTGCCCTGTTAAAGTCCTCCAATTGCCATCCATCCATACGAATGACCGTCCCGTGGCTGTCCTTTCTTTCGGTTGAAATTATAAACTCCCTGGTTAAATCATCTTCCAATGCTCTGACCTCAAAGTCTTCTATGTTAAACGCCCGTAGCATCATTATTTATTTCTTTTGACTGGTTATTTTCAATTATATTTTCAAAATATTCTTCTGCCTGATTTAGCGGAATTGTATTTAATTGTTGGTAATACGTCGCACCGTAGCCGCCTTCAATTGGATTCATGCCCTCAATATTTCTCACTTCGTCCTTATTCATAAAACCGCTATTCAAACCAATTTGATGCGCTTGGTATCTTGTTAGCATGTCGGTACGATAAACGCCTTTTAATTCAAATTTCAGATAATAATTAGGATCATTCATTAAAACTTTCCTATTAATCTCATTTTCTATTAAAAGTGTCATCGGTGCAATGACCGTACTCAAAAAAGTATTGTATTCCCTATCCCCTTTGTTATCTGCACTTTCTCCACGTCCTAACAATGATAAAGGCACTCCAAATATCCTGGCAATATCCTCAACGGTAAACTTATTAGCTTCAATAATTGACGCATCGGCAAAAGGAATGTTATACTGTAGTGGCTCGTACTTATATCCTGGAGGAAGTGCTGCGATGCCTCCATTGCGTGAAGTGTATGTTTCCTCAAACTTTTTTCGCACATAATCTAATGCACCCTTTTCAACTATCCTATCGCCGTAAATGTAGCCTGAAATATTTGCACCGTTTTGATACATTTCCGTAGTATAGTTCTGAATATTCCCGGCATTTTGTATCGTGTTTTTCTTTGACATTATACGACTAATACCCTTGACACCGTCAAAGGTAAAATCGTAAATGTGAATCATATCCATTTGGTTGACCAGTTCGCCAGTCTTTTGAATTTTGTACCAATGATTCTCAATGCCATCAATTTCAATTATTGAAACATCTACTTCAGAATCTTCATACAATTTTAATCCTATAACCCTACCAATATTATCCCGTTGTATTCTTGCATATGCATTGCCAAACAAAAGATAATAAGCTGATAACCTTTGATAAAACTTTGAAGCATCGTACAAAGGATACGGTTCACTTGTAAGTATGTTATAATACGGATGATTTGTTGCAATGTATTTGCCGCCATTACGTTGCTCCATTATCTTTGGACTAACCAAACTTAATGTTCTTGTAATAATGTCAACGCATTCAAATACTACACCAAGGCTTATGCTCTTTTTTGGTGTTACCAATACATTCTTGCCCGGTAGACCATGTGTGTTAAGTAATGTCAAAAGTTGTGTACTTTCAACAGTCCTTTGTTGTGGTTTAAAAAGTCGATCTAATAAACTCATATAGCAAAATTAATACATAATCATGGTATATAGTTTCTTAAAATAGTAACATTTATAAATAGACTTTCCCGTCTTTTATTCTGTAATTGTCTACATTATAGTTTCCATCTTCCTCAACCTCTACAATTGCAAAACCGTGATTCCATTTTGTGTATGCAAAAGGTCTATAATCAGGATTCAATGCACAAAGGCAGCCAGTACTGTAACAAGCAATTTGAACATTTGACAAATTACTCTCAAAATGTGAAGATGTTTGATGATTATGTCCTGCCAAGGTTGATGTCTTATATTTCAAAAATGCACCACGTGCCGGGTTAACTGGACTAAAAAACGATTCCCCTGCTTCATGTCCATGAATTACAATAAGATTTCCCATGTATGTTTTTTGCCGTCCCTCAATGTAGGTAATGCCCAGTTCCTTTAATTTGAATACAGTTTCAAAATTAAAGTCATCAAAGTCACCAAATGCCGGAGCATTACGCATAATGTAATGTTCCCATCTCTCTTCGTGATTTCCTATTTTGTAATAAATCGGCACATCAAGTTCAGTATTCAACATATCAATGAATCTGTAAAAGTATTCCCTTTCTTCACTTGCAGACATTACAACTTTAGTTTTTAAAAATCTTGATATATCATAAAAGTCTAAAATATCGCCATTTAAATAAACGCTATCTACTCCCTTATCCTTTCCGTAAAGTATTGCCGTTTCCAATGCTTCTTCATCATGGAATGGTAAATGAACATCCGATAATATTAAAGGCTTTTTATGCTCAAATATATAATCCTCACTTATTTGTGCTTTACTTTTTAATTTATATTTTTCAATCATTTCTGGTGTGTTTCTTTTTTCTCTTGGAATTATTGGTTTATATTGCTCATTTGATTTTCCATAAAAAACCTTTCTGACTATACCCCTTGCATATTCAACGCTATGATAATGTTCCGGGTAATTGTCAACCAAATATCTGGCAATTGTTCTGCATGGAAGATCTGGAAATTTTTTACAAACCTCTGCGGTTAATAGTGTTACTTCTTTTTTATCTGGCATTCCTTTTATATTTTAGGAAGTAATGAAATCGTACTCTAAAAACGTTATAATCTTTATAACGTCGCTTCCCAAAATTGCCCGTATAGTGTAGTTCAGTAATTTCGTAAATTTCTTTTTGTCGGCTATTGGGATAGTTTGACAAATTAATATAATATAACTCAAAAAACTTTTTAAGTTTTTTATTCATACATAGCTTTGATTTGTTCAAGTGTCAATGTATCTTTGATTGTTACCTCCGTACTCATCCATGTTGCTATGGCTGTAACCATTGCCGCAACTCCATCTATTTTATTTTTGCTATTACTTTTTGACGGTTTAATGTTTCCCGCTGCATCTGTTTCGAGTTCAACATTTCCTATATTCCAGCGTAACACAGGGTCGCCGTCGTGATACAATTCTTTTTTTAATATCATTACTTCCAGTCTTTTTGTTGCCGGACTTAAAGTCAAATACCCCTGACGCACTCCTGCACATTCAATATTATACTCCGTGATCTTTGGTATTATTAAATCCGCATTGTATGGATCATATCCCAAAAGTTCAACATTGTAATTTTGTGCATTGTCTAAAATATCTTTAATTATATAATCATAATCAATAGTATTACCTGGCGTTGCCGTTAACCTGCTATTCCTTAAAAAGTTATTATAATCCACACCGTCAACACGTCTGCCAAGTTTTATTTTATCTTCCGGGCAATAAAAGTCCACAAAAATATAATTTAGTTCAGGAAACCAATAACTAATTGCCGTTAAGTCCGTACGGCTTGACAAGTCCATCCCAATGAAACACCGCTGCCCATACAATTGATTCAAATCAATTTCCTTTACGCATTGCATCCAATCTTCATCCTTAATCCATGTCTTTGCACTATCTACCCAACAATTAAGATTCTTTGTTTTAAACTCAACTTCCGCAGTCGCACCCTCGGTTATGGCACTTTGATAAAATGCCCGCATACTTTCCCACCTTGGTGTATTACCAATGTTTGGATTCGCTTTCCGCCATGTGCTTTCATCATTCCAGTCATCATCCTCGTCTAATGTCCAAATGATACCAAAAAGGTTATCGTTCTCAATTTTACCAGTTAACATGTTTGTAACCACGTCCCTAAATTGATAGCATGGTCCGTTTTTGTTAAATCCGGCAGTTGTTATAATCAAAAGTAATGGTTGAGTACGTCCGCCCATTCCAGTTTCAACTACCTTTAACATTGAATCATCCTTTGCGCTATGGTACTCGTCAATTATAGCCAAGTGAGGGTTTGCCCCGTCATTAGTTCCGGCGTCTGCTGTTAACCTGGTTATAAATCCGTTTGTTTCAGTTTCTAAAATCTTGTATTGCAGTATCCTACACTTTTGCGCAAATGACTTACTATCTTTACTTAATGCCTTACACATCTCACGCGCTGCATTGTAAACGTACCCAGCTTGATCCCTTGTGTTGGCAACCGAATATACCTGCGCTGCATGTTCATTGTCAAAGTACGTCGCTATAATTTGAATAGCCGCCGCAAGTTCAGACTTACCGCCTTTCCTTGCCATTTCAATGTATGCCTTTTTAAATCTTCGATACCCCGTATCAATATCGGTCCATCCAAAAAGCATCGCAATGATAAACGCCTGATATGGTTGCAAATCAAAATGTTTACCTCCAAATGATCCGGACGTATGCCGTAAAAGTTTAACTATCTTTATTGCTCGATCTGCCTTTTCAGTATCAAAATAATATTCCCCAGTTTCTAAATCATTATTGTGTCTGGCAACACATTGCCGCACATACTGATTATGATTGTCCGGATTTTGTAAAACGTCCTGTATAAACTCTTGATATAATGTCATTACAGTATGCTTACCGGATCATCGTCTTGCGTTTCTGTGTCAATTTTGGCTGCACTAATTTTACCAACAACATAAGGAAGCAACCTGGTGATATATTCAATCCTTTCCTTACTGCTTAAATCTGGATCTGCTTCAAGATATTCAATTTGCACTTCAATTGCTTGTCGAAGCCTTTCCCGAAGATCTTTTGATAATAC